TAGAAGCACAAATGATTGCGAATGATTATTATAAACTATCTAGTTGTATTCCTAATTCTCATGCTCAAAGTCAAAATAATCATAGAATATATAACCGAAATATTCCATCACAACCATTACAAGCATATTTGAATATAAGACCCACAATGACAAAATATTCTATACTTCCTATCTTAGAACCAAGAGTAGCAAGTAAAGTTCCAATGACACAATTTCCGACTTATTCTTCACAACAAACATTTAATCCTGGTAATACAGAATCACCATGGTCTGGATTTGCCAGTAATGTAAATATAGAATCTCAATTAAGGAATCAAATATATCCATTAAATAAATGTAATGATGATGTATATGTTCCAAATAGTAATAGCGATTTATATGAGTTTTCATTTAAATCGAATAATAATGTAAAACAAGAATTTGAAGGATTATTTCATAATGAAATGTTTAATAAATTTAATCCAAATCCAAGAAATCTGTCTCAATGTCCATTTAATAATAACACACGTGTAGATATAAAAAATTTATCAAATACAAAATCAAAGTGTAATAATTGATATTTATATATTTATTCTCTATATGAATGAAGAAGAAGAGAAAATAAATGAAGAAGATACAAATAAAAATAAAGAAAATAGAATATTAACAGAAATAACAATTGATTATTTAGTTAATAAAAAGATATATGAACGTTTATTGAATGTAAAAAAAGGATTATTTGAAGATTATTATAGAGAAGATAAAAAATTTTATAAAAAGAGAATTAATAATTTGACAAGAAATTTAATGGATAATAAAAAAGAATTGTATCCAAATAATATTAATAAAGCATTTGATAATTATATAAAAGAAGCGATTGAATATTTTAAAATATTAGATGAAACAGATTTATTTCAAGAAGATTATATAGGATTGCAAATATTAGACGAAATGGAATTAGAAGAAGAAGAAGAAAAAGTAGAGAAAATAAATGATGAAGAAATAATAAAAACATTTATGTTGCCAAAAAATAATGTCCCTAATTTGGATAATTTTGTGAAAATAAAAAAAACTCAAGAAGAGAAAATTGTTAAATTACCGGTTCAAAAAGAAATAAATTTGTTTGATAATCAATACAAAACAAAAGGGATTAAATATTAAGATGTTATTTCAATATATTATAAATTAAAATATATTGAAATAATATGTATACACGAAGACGTAAAAGAGGAAATAAATATAATCGTATTTTACAATCAAAAAAATTAAATTTAAATCAAAAATATCATAAATTATTTCAGTTACAATGTAGTCCAATTTCAAAACAAAAAAATAATAAAAGATTTACATGTTTACCGGATGATATTTTATTAAAATTGAGAGAAATGTGGAACGCAAGACATCCAGATGTTATGATACATTCAAAATCGTCAGAAGATATATGGTATTTGTTAAAAAAATTATTGGGAAATGTATGTAATAGGGAGTCGTGTTGGTTAAAACAACAATTTACAAATGGGCAAATGAAACAAGTATTGAATGACATGTATGCTCCAAAATCACCTAATGAGTGGAGGGTAAATCCAAATGAATGGTTGAGTAGTCTAGATATAATGAAAGTAATGAAACAATATGAAGATGCATATAAATGTTTTAATTTTATGGGTCCATCACCGATTGATTTTGATACGCATAAAATAAATGGTGATTGTGTTTGGGAAGAATTATGTGAGTTTAGTTTAAAAGATGAAATCAACAAAAAAATAAATAAAATAGGAATTATTTTTAATTTGGATCCACATTATAAATCGGGAAGTCATTGGGTTTCTCTATTTATTAATATAAAAAAATCAGATATTTATTATTTTGATAGTGCTGGAGATAAAATTCCTAAACAGATAATGAGATTAGTAGATAAAATTATAAAACAAGGAAAACAATTATATCCGCCTATAAATTTTCAATTTGATGAGAACCATCCAGTAGAACATCAATATGGAGATACAGAATGTGGAATTTATAGTTTATTTTTTATAATATATATGCTTCAAGACAAAATATCTGGAAGCCATTTAAAAAAAAACATTTATAAAGATAAATTTATTGAACAATATAGAAAAATATTTTTTAATCAAGAGTTATAACTATGTTTATAAAATTGATTTGATATTAAATATATTATATAACTTTATATTAACTGATGAATCAAACCAAAAGTTTATCTTTGGAAGAATTATTAAAAAATTATTTAGATTCTATTTTGATAACAAAAACAACCAAAGTACCAGAATTAGAAGTAAGATTTTCTGGAGAAAGAGAAGTTTTTAATGGTAAATACAAAAAAACGATTGGTCAAAAATATACAAAAGTAGATTATGATAATGTAATACAAAAGTTACGTTCTTTTAAATTTAAAACAGATAATCCTGAAGGTGCTGATTTAATGAGAATATATGTTGAAAATGTAAGAGTAGAAATAAAAGGTATTCGTGCAATACAACATTATTGTATAAATGAAAATATAGATAAATTAATAAATGATTATCCTAGCTCTGTAGAATTTCAAATAAAGAAACCAGCAAAAATTACAATAGAAGGGAGAGAAATAAACGCATTTGTAGAGAACCCAGATTATAATTTAAAATATGTATTGTCTACAGAAGAAACTTTGAGTAATACATCATCAATGATAACAAGTATATTACAAAGATGGGATGACAAAGAAAAATTTTTTAGATATATTAATCGTGTAACATTAGTTCATGATGATTATCCTATAAAAGTAGACATTAGTATTGTAAAATCTTCTAATAAATCATATACTTTAAATGGAACAGATTTATTTAAAAAAAAAGAAAAATATGAGATAGAATTAGAAATTGATAATTCGCTAATAGCAAAAAGTCTTAGTGTACAGGAATTATCTTTTCGTATTAAGAAAGTTATTAAATATGTATTAATGGGATTACAATTGACAAATTATCCTATTTCTTTTACAGAACTTATAAATGTATCCAAAAATTATTTATGGATGATTTTTGGAAAAGATGTAGCCGACAAACAAACATTTGTATATCCTAAACAATTTATTGGACCTTCTTCAATTACTCTTCAAGTAGAGAATATAGTTCCTCTTACAGAAGAAAATAATAGAATTCCTAATATACGTAATAATTATATAGTTACAGATAAAGCAGACGGAGAAAGAAGTTTATTATTTATAAATGATGATGGAAAAATTTATTTAATAAATACAAATTTAATTTTTATATTTACAGGAAGTTTTATTAAAAATAAAGATTATTTTAATACATTATTGGATGGTGAATTTATATCAAAAGATAAAATTCATAATCCTATGAATTTATATGCTGCGTTTGATATTTATTATTTAAAAGGAAATGATGTTTGTGATATTCCATTTAAAACAGAAGAAAAAAAATGTAGATTAAATTTGTTGAAAAATGTTATTATGAATATGGATATGAAATATATTTCAGAAGATAAGCTTAAACAGATGAAAGTAGTATGTAAAGATTTTTATGATTATAATGTAGATTTGGAACCTACAAGTATAGATGAACAAGAAAAAATATTTACTGCTTGTAGTTATTTATTTGACAATATAATTCCAGTAAAACTATATTCAACTGATGGTTTAATATTTACACCCAAAACATTTGGAGTAGGTGGTTCTCCAATAATACCAGTTGGTCCAAAGCAAAAAATTACATGGGATTATTCATTCAAGTGGAAACCACCTGAATTTAATACTATTGATTTTCTGGTTATTACTAAGAAAAATGATCGTAGTGAGGATTTAGAAACTATTCTTCTTCAAGAAGGATTGAATACAACTCATAGTATTAATCAATTACAAAAATATAAAACATTAGGATTATTTGTAGGACATGATAAAATGCGAAATACAGGTGGTATGAGTGAACTATGTAATATCATTTATAAAGGTGAATTTAATGAAATAAATAAAGAAAAAGATGATGGAAATTATAATGATTACAAACCCATTCAATTTAATCCAATACATCCATCAGACCCTGATGCTGGAATTTGTAATATAATGTTAAATTTAAATGGTGAAATGGTAACAGAAGAACATGAAATATTTTCTGATAATATGATAGTAGAATTTAGATACGATAATACACAAGATACTAAATGGAAATGGAAACCTTTACGTGTAAGGTATGATAAAACAGCAAGATATAAAAAAGGAGAAAAAGAATATGGTAATTCATTTCATGTAGCAAATAGTAATTGGCGTTCAATACAAAATAAAATAGATGAAGAAATGATTAGAGGTATAAATATTCCAAATTTAGAAGAAAATCAGGATATTTATTATAATAGAATAACTACATCTACTTATACTCAAGGATTGAGAGATTTTCACAATTTATTTGTTAAAAAAATATTAATAAAAAGTGTTTCTAAAAAAGGAAATATTTTAATAGATTATGCTTGTGGAAAAGCAGGTGATTTATCTAAATGGATAGAAGCTGAATTAGGATTTGTATTTGGAATGGATATTTCAAAAGATAATATAGAGAATCGTTTAGATGGTGCTTGTGCTAGGTTCTTATCCGGAAAATATACAAATAAAAAACTTCCAGACGCATTATTTGTTCAAGCTGATAGCAGTAAAAATATTAAAGATGGGTCTGCGTTTTATTCAGATGTAGCTTTTACTATTAGTAAAAGTATTTTTAAAGATTGTAGAGAAGAAGAATCAGCACAAATTGGAAAATATGTAAAAAAACATTATGGAATAGGAGAACGTGGTTTTAATGTTTCTTCATGTCAATTTGCTTTACATTATTTCTTTAAAAATATCTCTACTTGTAATAATTTTATAAAAAATATATCTCAGTGTACTAAAGTAGGCGGATACTTTATTGGAACATGTTATGATGGTAAAAAATTATTTAACTTATTAAAAGATAAGGAAAAAATTACTTATTATAGTGATATCAATCAAAGACAAAAAATATTGGAAATTATAAAAAAATACGACCAACCAACTATGGAAAATAATGAAACGTGTCTAGGATATACTATTTCTGTTTTTCAAGAATCAATTAATAAAAGTTTTGATGAATTTTTAGTTAACTTTGACTATTTTAACACATTAATGAATGATTATGGTTTTCAATTAATAGATAAACACGAACAAAATAAATATGGATTTTTAGAAGCATGTGGTTCGTTTGAATTATTATTTCAACAAATGCGTTATATTTTAAAAAGAGACCCTGAAAAATCATATGGGGAAGCACTTAGGATGACAGAAAATGAAAAAAAAATATCATTTTTAAATAATTATTTTATTTATAAAAAAGTAAGAGATGTAGATTATAGACATATACCTTTTGATGAAATAGAACAAAGTGATGAAATAGAAAAAAGAGATGAAATAGAAAAAAGAGATGAAATAAAAATTAAAGAAGTTATAAGTCGTTCAAAAATAATAAAAAAATTTAAAGAAAAGATAATATTAGAAAATGCTGAATATGAAATAGAAGATATTCCAGAAAAAGAGGAAGAAGAACCAATAGAAGAAGTTAAAAAGACAACTAAAAAAAGAGAAAAAAAAGTATCTATCGGTGAAGAACCAATAGAAGAAGTTAAAAAGACAACTAAAAAAAGAGAAAAAAAAGTATTTACAGGTGAAGAACCAACAGGTGAACCAATTGAAATTGAAAAGGTAACAAAAGTACCAAAAGTAACAAAAAAGAGAGAAAAAAAAGTATTTACAGGTGAAGAACCAACAGGTGAACCAATTGAAATTGAAAAGGTAACAAAAGTACCGATTGAAGAAGAAGTAACAAAAGGCGAACCAATTGAAATTGAAAAGGCAACAAAAGAACCGATTAAAGAAGAAGAACCAAGAGGCGAACCAATTGAAATTGAAAAGGTAACAAAAGAACCAAAAGTAACAAAAAAGAGAGAAAAAAAAGTATTTACAGGTGAAGAACCAACAGGTGAACCAATTGAAATTGAAAAGGTAACAAAAGTAACAAAAAAGAGAGAAAAAAAAGTATTTACAGGTGAAGAACCAACAGGTGAACCAATTGAAATTGAAAAGGTAACAAAAGAACCAAAAGTAACAAAAAAGAGAGAAAAAAAAGTATCTACAGGTGAAGAACCAATTGGAGATATAATTCAAGAAAAAAAAACAAGAAAAAAAAGAGAAAAGAAAGAGGAAAGTGAAACTAAAGTGGAGAGTGAATCTGAACCAAAAGGAGGTAGAAAAAAAAAAGAAAGTATAAAAAAGAAAACGAGAAAACATAAGAAGGGAAATAACGCATTATAATTTAAAACTTTGTATATAATAACATTATGAGTTATTATATACTTCCAATGAAAAGTGATTCTCTAATATTAAAATTTAA